TGTTCTCCATTTATGAAATATAAATTAGTACTGTCTTTAGAAACATAGTCGGATAAACCGGAAGAACCCGCAGTCAATACAGAAATAGTTGCACCCGAAGAATAATTTGTAGCATTTCTATCTAAGAATATTCTGTAAGTGTCTGCACTACCTCCTCCTTCATAAGCAACAACCTGCAAACAATATCCTACAAAAGAAGAATCCACATATATAGGAAGGCCCTCTTTTGCCACCGATTTTATTGTTGAAACACTAGATGGTAATACATCGAGCCATTTATTTGCGACCAATAGGGAAGAAGTTGAAGCGTTTGTTGTCGTTCCTATTGTAGTGTATGTATTTTCATAATTATCGTAATCGTTATGGTCGGCCCTACCTAGAGTCAAGGGCAAATAGGGTGCTATCTCGATTGTTGTTTTACCATCTACAGTAGATATATTCAATATTGAAAAGTCCATAAGAGTATTAACAGTATCAAATGTTTCAAAATTAGAACCGCCGTCACTTAGTCTAGATTGAAATTGCTCATCCTTTCTACTTACAGATGAAGGATGATGTATGTGATATCCTACTGCTCTTGTATCTACCCCAGTGCTTCTAGAAGTAGTAGTTCCAACCAACAAAGAATCATCGGCTATGTTTATTCCGCTTTCAAAGAAAAGCCCCTTGTCAGCACTACCAGTCAAAGAAGTAGCAAAAGAAGAAAGTTGATTATCAGCCGATAATGCCTTATTAAACATGTAGTTTTTATTTGCCTCTCTCCAAATTTCTATTTCATTATGTGTAGTAACATAAGTTCCATCGGCTAAAGGCATATGTTTCATAGTAACTGTTGTTATTCCCAAACCACTATCTGTAACAGTACCATTAACTTCTCCAATATATGCAACAACTCCATTCATATACTTAGCATATATTTTATCCCCACCCCCACTATTTAGGGCATTGACGGTTTTTGTAGTGTCTAAAGTGAATGTTACACTATCAAATGTAATTTCATCTCCATTTGTTAATTCACCAACTTTTTCTAAAGAATTAAATGGACTCAAACTAGAATAAACAATGTCCTCGGAAAATAAAGTATTCTTATTTACAATTGGAGATATTAGTTTAGAGTAACTATCTCTTCCCGAAATAATCATCATGTTTTGACCGTATTCTCTTTCAGTTTCTATTTGCTCAACTTCCCCGCTAAACCTTTCTATTTCTAAAACATAGTCACCAGTAACATATTCTAATGCTGAATAAGGAGAACCGTATTTTTCTCCCAAAGCATTATTAAAACTTAGAGTAAGTAGTTTCTTATGTTCATTAGAACTAGTAACAGTTGCTTCTAATCCCTCGTAGTTTATATCGGATATTACAACTCTTAAACTACTTTCCCTACCTTCTATAATAGGAAATGTGGTGAGAAGAGTTGAGTTTAAACTACTAAATGCTCTACGATATAATCTATCTCCGCTAGATAAAGTATAAGCGGAACTAGAAAAAACCTTTGAAGTTTCTAATCTACTGTCGGCAGTAAATGTTATGTCTTGAGTATTATTCGTCGTATCTAAGTTATCTCTAGCACTTACTCTTAATACTCTATCACCGACACGAACTTCTTCATTTAGACTGATTATATCCTTTAGGTCATAGTCTCCATCTACGGAAAATGTATATTCATTACCGGAAACATTTGCTGAAACTGTTGCTTTCAAAGGAAACCATTCAAAAAAGTGTCCTCTTTGTACTTGGTGTCGAACTCTAAGAGCATCAAACTCATTTATTTTAGAAGGCATTATTCTCAAAGTATCAATGAGTTTTGCCTCGGCATAACCCCCTCGACCACCAACAGATTCCTTAACCATTGAATTGATAACATAAGGGACATCGTTTGCCTTCGATGGAGAGAATGAATAATGAGCATATCGAGTTGGCCCTAGCATGGCTAAACCATTTGTTATAGAAGAACTAGCATTAGCGGTGGGTCTTCTAGCGTGTAAGAAACATTTGTTATAATCTGTAAAGTCATTGTTTACAGGAGTCAATCCTTCATTAGAAGTTTGTTTAGTAGAACTAGCGGCATTTCTTGGGTCGTCTAGATTCTTTAGATTATCAACTAGAGATGCTTTAATTGAATAACTACTGTAGTCCTTTATGAAAAACCCAAAGTCGGAAGTAGTGACAAAGGTAGTTTTATCACTAAAAGTATTAACCGTAGCGGTGCTAATTAAGGAATTGTCTTCGTATTGTAAAAAATACTTAGTGCCGTGGTCTAGTTCGTTCTTCTTGTCTAACCTATCATTGTAAAAATAAAAATAAGGTCTTGAACACATGTATGATTTATTTATTCTATATGTTGTAGAACCCGCAGTAACTTCTGTTGCTCTAATTCCCATTGATACTGCAACTACCGAAGTTTCAGTAATAGGCGGCCCTTTGAAAATAATAAACTTAGTGTCTTTGGGTATTTGTTTTCCAAGTCTAGGCTCAAACTCAAAGGTATCTCCCGAAACATCATCAGTTAATGTTTCAGTTATTTTTGCAAAATGGTGCATGAGTGCATTGTCGGAATGAATAAGAACGAAGTAATCATATCCACTATCGAGAGAGTTTAGTCTAATACCCGTAGAATCATAGTCGCTGTAGCATTTAATTTTATAGCCTTCTGTATTTTCCAAGTTATTGTATTCAGTTGTAGAATTATCACTGCCTTCTAATTGTTTAATAAACGAAGGACTGTAACTATCATCTGTAGATATAGAAGCAAATAGTCTTCGTGTATCATCCAAAGTAGAACTCTCTCTAATGATAGGATTGGTAGGACAATCAAAGTTTACAGAATTAGTTGCGTCAGCAAGGGTTACAACTGTAGTTGGATTTATTGTATTGCCCTTTCTAATAACATGAACTGTCATTCGTCTACCTCCTCAAATCTAAAATAAAGAACTGTATTAGCAAACCTAGGTGTCAAATTAAAAATATTGAAAGTATCTACTGCCATATTGCTTATTGCAAATTCGTGCATCTCTCCCATAAATTGATTATTAGAAACAGCAGTATTCGCACCCGTTCCACCAGTTCCGTTTGCTCCTAAAAAAAAGTCCTCCTTATCAAATGCAAAGGAATCTGTAGCATCATGGGTAGAACTAGCAACTAAATTACCATCTAAATATATTCTCATTAATTTAGTAGTATTATTATATGTAACTGCGATATGATTGAAGTTATCTACATATGAAGGGTGCTGTAGAGTTTTGACATAAATATCAGTAGAGTTAAAATCGGTAGATTGACTAGTATCTAAGAAAACATTTCCATTAATAGTTCTAGCCTGTGTGACTTTACCTATTGATGTAGCAACACCACCACTTACTGTAAAAAGTTCTTGGCCTTCATAAAAATTATCTTTGGCAGTAGAAGAAAAATTCAAAGTACTGCCGGAGTTTCCCGAACTATCAGTGGTTCTTTCAAACGAATGTGTATATTTCCCATCTAAATTAAAAACTCCTTTAGTAAGGGAGTTGGTAGTATTATTTGCCAAAGGCCAATTTATTCCACTAGACGGTTTTATTAAAACCGGACTATCCAATGTTTTTGTAGTAGAACCTAAAATTAATTTAAATCTAATTTTATATTCGGCGGGTTGATTATGATTATGCGAGGTAGTATTTACCAAAGAAACTTGTACTTTAGTGCTATGAAATATTCTCATTTCATGGGTAAGTTTTGCAGTTTCGGATAAGTAATAATGTGATAAATTATCTGTAGAGGTTTGGTCTGTATCTATCGCCGGAATTATTTTTTTAGAGTTTTCTATGCTTTGTATATTTAGCGCATGAAATCTACTAGCATATCCGTTTATGTCGTAAGGAGTAATTGTTGTCTCAATAGTAAATGCGTCTTGTAATGCCCAAACACCATAGACATTATCATCACTAGTGCCAGTTGTTGAATCAGCACCTTTTGGTATATTGTCCGAATAATCTATTTTTACATGTGCATTACACATAACAGGGAAGACTAAACTTCTTTGTTTTCCTGTTAATATTCTATACATTATTACACCTCAAGAAATTGCATCAGCAATAGTAGTAGCAATGTTTCCACTAGGGAATACTCTAGCAACTTCAAACTGCATACTAAAGGAAATATCAATTGTTTCGGAATCTATAGTAGTATCAAAACTTCGGATAAACCCTTTCATTCCCTCGGAAAATTGGTCTGTGGGGAAGTCACTAGATAGTATCGCACCTCTATTATCTCTCTCTTTTTTATTGCCTCTAGCCGCATAGTTAAATGGTATTACTTGAGTAGTTGCTGTTCCTGCACCCGAATCAACTCCTCTTTGCCTACCTTGTTCATCCACCTTAGAGTCGTAAAGAAAAACCAATTCATTTATTGCTTGGTATGTTTGTAGTCCAGTAGAATCTACGCTAGCATGTATCATTTGAGCCAATTCAATAGCAGTATATGTTTTAGCACCTGTAGGGGCATCGTCTTCCGCCCAACTTTTAGTAATAGAATCCTCGACAATAAAACCTTGTAGAGAGATGCTCTTACTCGCCATACCCAAGTCTAGAGCCGCCGTTATAGATTCACCGGACAAAGCCCCTGCAAATGGTACTTCCATAGAAGGTATTGTCTTTGAGGTCGCTATGCTAAGACTAGTCACTTTCAAAGGGATGGTATTTTCACTCAAACTAGTGGTGCTGTTATATGCACCTAGTTTCAAAAACACTGCATGGTCTAGATTTGCACCGGCTAAGTTTGTCATAATTATGCACCTAATCCTCTTGAAGAAGTTGTTCTGTTAATTTCTTTGTTAATCATTTGACCCACCTTTTGAGCAATTTGTCTTAGTTCGCTATCGGATGCACCAATTCTACCTTGAATATTTACGGTGATATTGTTACCTCCACCACCTGCCATCATTCTCTTAGATTCTTGATTTGTATGTACTCTTGAGCCATTAGGAAGACGAACCAATTCCGGCCCTCTTTCTCCAACCATTGAAAGACCGCTTTTAGTTACTCCACCATTAGCAAATGGATTGATAAGATTGGCAATTGCCATAACTATTGCTGTGACAATACCTGCAACAAAAAGAGGAAGGGCAGTATAAACAATACCTATAGCCGCTACTATTAAACCTAAAACCATAAAAACATCAGTAATCACATCTACTATTTTTCTAACAGGGTCACGGAAATTCTCATTGAAATAATCAACTACCTTATTCTTAACTCCTATAATAGCCAACTTAAGTATTTCTATACCGGCATAGTAGATAGGAACAGCAATAGCCAAAAACAAGTTCCATACTGCTCCAATAAAACCTCCAATAACCATAATATATCCTTCAATTAAATCTCCAAAAGTTCCATCTCCAAATACATAATCATATATCAAAAGTAAGCCTTCTTTCATTTTAGTAAGGTTTTCCCACATTTTAATAACATAAATTTTAGCAAACTCATACATACTCACTCCAATTTCTTTTAATTTAGCCCCATCTAATCCTGCCTTTCTAAGTAATTTGATGAGAACAAATACTCCTGTTATTGCTAATCCGGCAATAATTAAATATTTCATAACGACTAATCCCATAGTCATTAAGACCTTTAATGAACCCATTGCCATTTTTCCTAAATTAGCACCTTTAGCACTTAAGAAAGCAGTAAACTTTTTCATTTTATCCTGCATTTTATAGAACTTAATAGCCTTACTATTCATTATTTTTTCTTTAGCACCGGAAAGCCCTCTTTGAACAGGAGACTGATACGACGAATATCTCTTATCTCTAGGGTATTGCATTGCATTTCTTTGTTCTTTTATTAGGCTACTAACTTTCGATATTTGTTTTTCGGCCTTATCATAGTCTTCTTTAACTCCCATCAAAAGACTAGACATAAACCCGTCTTTTTTATCCCCTAGGCCACTAAGGGGTCTTACAACCGCCCTATCAATAAATGAAAGCATACCATCTAATCGGTTCTTGAAAATAAAGTAACCATTTACACCATACATCATTCTATGAAAGAAACCTGTCTTCCCTGTAGTTTTTCTTAAAAAACCATCAATAAATTTTCCTAAAAAACTTTCAGTTTTTCCACCTTGTTCTTCGACATCTTTCATGGATTCTCCTAAAGAATCCATAGCCTTAGTGGTGGCTTCCACTACAGGTTTAGTAGTTTGCATAACCTTCAATATCTCTTTTTGAACTACAAGCATCCTGCTCATAGATTTAGACATGTTGATTACTGCGTCAGTCATACAATCACTTCACCTTTTTCACTTCGTTGTTAATGGCTTCGGCTTTAAGTTCTTCTACATTCCTATGAATATATAATAAATCCATAACTAAATTTGCGGGCATTTTTAGAATCTCTAGTGGGCTTATTGATAACGCTGATGAAAGTGTATAGGTAATCAAGAGAGATGCCATAGAAGGGTCATTACTCCTTCCTTTCAAGGCATCCCTCACTCTTCGTTTTTTTCCTCGTTTTCTCCTAGAGCATCCATAGGATTAGGCAGTATTTCCTTTAATTGAGAACCAATGTAAGGATTGAGTCGGATTAGTTCGAGAGTAGTAAGGTTTGGTTCTGTACGAACTACAAACTTTTCTACCAAGTAACGATACATTTTATTCAAATCAATATCAAAGGTTTGCTTCTTAGAATCAATGTTCATAAGAGAAGTCATGGCTTGTTCTACTTCTAGCCATGTAGGTTCTCTAATCCAAACCTTAAGGTATTCATCACTTGTCGGTGACACTTTCAATTCGTGGCACTTCTCTTCATTTAGCGCAAATAGTACGCTCTTGTCTTTTACAATATTTTTTTCCATATTTTATCC